CCAGCAGCCAAATCTAAGCCAAAAAAATAGATAAAGATGTCTATAACAAATGGTTATTGTGCCTTAAGTGAATTGAAGGCATTTGTTAATATTTCTGATTCTAATGATGACAATGAACTTATTGATGCAGTAAATTCTGCAAGTCGTCAAATTGATAATTATTGCGGTCGTAAATTTTACGCTGATGGATCAACTTCTGCGAAAGTTTATAGAACTCGCAACCCCTACCATGTTACTGTTGATGATATTTCTACTTCAACTGGTCTTGTTTTAAAGTATGATGATAACGATGACGGTGTTTATGAGACTACTGTTGCATCAACTGACTTTATTTTACTTCCTCTAAATGCTGAAACTTTTGGCATTGATGGATTAGGTTTTACTTCTATTGAACTGTTTACTGATGGTTCTCACGAGTTTCCGACCACGTCATCTAATAATCGACCAAGGATTCAAGTGACAGCTAATTGGGGTTTTCCCTCAGTACCTGACCCGGTCCGTCAGGCTTGTTTAATGTTAAGCAGCGAAAATTTTGCAATGCGTAACACTCCCCTAGGTATTGCTGGTGTTGGTGAGTTTGGTGTTCTTGCTGTTCGTCAAAACCGCCAAATTACCAGGATGCTTGACCCGTATCGTCGTGGGGACTCTTTTGGGTTGGCATAGTGGCCAGCTTTTCAACCATAAGAACCGCAATAAAAACAACAATCGGTAATAATATTTCGGGCATCCGTGTCTATGACACCGTTGATGACATGGTTAATGTTCCAGCTGCTGTTCTTATTCCAACTTCTATTAATTTTACTGAGGCAATGGCGAGGGGTACCGATCGTTACGAGTTTGATTTAATTGTTGTAGTTTCTCGTGCTGACTCCCGCTCGGGTCAAAATCAACTAGATGGTTTTATTAATGGTTCCGGTTCTAATTCAGTTCGACAAGTTATTTTTAATAATTCAACGCTAGGCCAATCGGACACGTCTGCTGTTGTCACTACAATGAGTGATTATGGAGCAACATATGCAGTCAATGGCGTTGAGTCTATTGGTGCAAGGCTTTCGATTACGGTTTACACCAAGGGGTCAAGTTGAGTAAATATAAAATAATTGGAAATAAAAAAATTAACGGCAAGGAGCCTGGCGAGGTCGTTGAATTGAAAGATGAACAGGTTGCTGATAGTCTTGTCGCTGGTGGTCATCTAAAAAAAGTCAAAAGTAATAAAAAAAAGGGAGCTAAGTAATGCCTAAAGGTAAAAAATATAAATCCGGTAAAAAGTACGGAATGGGTAAAGGTCGAGGTAGAAAGTAATTCATGGCGACTTATGTTTTAACTGACGGCAGGTTTTTCCTGGGTGGGACTGATTTGTCGAGTCATACTCAATCTTTGACGCTTGATTTGTCGGCTGATGAGGTTGATGTTACGCCTATAAACTCCGGAGGTTTTAGGTCAAAAATTGCGGGACTTCAGGATGCTCAACTTCAAGCAAGTGGTTTTTTTGAGGCTGGTGAGGGTAAACCTGACGCTCTTTTAGGGATCTCTGCTGGTTCTGAGCATATTGGGACCGTGTCTGCCACTTCATCTGCTGGTGACATTGCTTATTTTTTAAAGTCCAGGCAGTTTTCTTATTCTATTGGTGGTGCTGTTGGTGATGCTTTTCCGTTCTCTATAAATAATTCAAACAGTTCAGACCGTGCTGTACGTGGCACCATAATGGTCGATGATTCTGCAAATTTGACATCAACTGGTAATTCAACAGGCCGTGAGCTTGGTGCTGTTGCTGCTGGAAAGTCTTTATTTGTTGCTGCTCATGTGGTTTCTGTATCCGGGACTTCCACTCCCACTCTTGCTTTGAAAGTTCAAAGCGATGATAATGGTTCTTTTACTTCTGCTACTGATCGTATAACTTTGACTAACTTTACGGCTGTTGGAGCTCAATATTCAAGTGTCGCCGGTGCAATTACTGACACTCATTATCGTATAAATTACACTTTGTCAGGAACTAACCCATCTTTTAAAGTTTTTATAACTGTTGGAATAGTTTAAATTAATTTTTCCCAGGGTGAGTCCGGCTTACCAAAATGACCAAATTGTGAGTTTTCTAAATAATTTATTTCAAGTAAATCTAAACGTTCAATTATTGTTTTTGGCTGCATAGAAAATTCTTTTAAAAAACTGTTTAAAACTCTTGGACTTGTTTTTAATGTATCGTATGTTTTAATACTTAATTCATATGGATTTACTTTTCCTATGACGTATGCAAGCCTTACCATGCATCTATCTGCTAAGCCATGGCCTACTATGTTTTTTGCTAAGTGTCGGGCTGCATAGGCTCCACTTCTATCAACTTTTGAGGGATCCTTGCCTGAAAATGCACCGCCGCCTACTGGTACTGTTGGTCCATAAGCGTCGACGACTATTTTTCTGCCTGTTAGTCCGGTGTCTGCTGCTGGTCCGCCTTTTATAAAACTCCCGGAGGGGTTTAAATAAATTTTAAATGGTTTGTTTGTGAAGGTTTTGCATATCTCTTGGAGTTCTTTTAAAAGGCTTGTTTTGTCATAATTTTTTTTATGTTGAATTGAAAAAACAATTTTATAATCGTCCTGGGACTCGGTGACCTGGACTTTGGAGTCTAGTTCAAGGTCTGTTCTTTGGTTTTGTAATTGCCACACGTGCATTTGTAGTGTTCTTGCTAAGTCATAAGTTTCCGGCAGGTAGGTTTTCGTTTTGTTTGTTGCACATCCAACCATTATGCCTTGGTCGCCTGCACCAACATTTTTGTTTTTAATTACCGCTTTATTTATCTCTAATGATTGTTTTGTAATAACGTTTTTTATCTTGTAGTACCCGAACTCATCGGTCAATGTTTTTATTGTATTTTTTGTTATGTGTTCTACTTCGTATTGTAGAATTGTATCGTCAATTCCTTGGGTTGACTCCCCGCCTACTACTATCAGGCCATCATCTTTGGTTCCTGTTATAAAAGTTTCAATTGCTACCTTGTTTTTTTTGTTTTGTAGCAGCATGTAGTCCAGCAAATGGTCTGATATTTGGTCTGCTATCTTGTCCGGGTGTCCTGGACTCACAAATTCAACCGTTTTAACTTTGACCATATTTTTAAATTTTATTAGATTAATTATAGGGTTGCAAACTCTTTTGGTTTTTCTCGTCGGGCAACCGACAGGACTTCCTTGTTGCTAATCAAGGGCCGGCGGTACCCGGGTTTAATCGCCGGCGTGTCCTTTTCTAGGCCATAAGTCTAGGGATCTAATAAATTATAGTATTCTTTGCTTATGGCTAATGGTTTTAAAGTTTTCAGCGTGTCTGAGGTTCTTACTGCTGCTGATGTCAACGACTATCTTATGGAGCAGAGTATAGGTATTTTTGCGGATAGCACAGCTCGGGACGCACAAATTTCAAGCCCGATTGAGGGTCAGTTTTGCTATCTAAAGGACTCAAATGTTTTACAATTTTATAATGGTTCTGCATGGGCATCGTTTATTGGCGATGGTGATATTACTGGTGTAACTATAACAACAAACGCTACTGGCGGCTTGTCCGGTGGTGACACAGCTAGTTCTGGAGCATTTAGTTCAACTTTAGCTTTTGCACCAAATGGTTTAAATGCTGGAGCGATTAATGTTGCAAATGATTCTTTTGTAATTATTGACGCAGATGACAGTAATGCACCAAAAAAAGAAGCGATCGCTGACTTTGTTTCTGCGATTGCTGGCACTAATTTAACAGCAAGCTCGGGCCAGTTAAATGCTGGAGCTGGGTTTGAATTAAACACCGCCAAGGCATTCTTTGCGGTTAACGGGTAAAAGAAAGGATAAAATATGGCTAGTGGAGTTTTAGGTCAAAAGGTTATTACTTCAGGGAGTTCAGGTACGGACCTTGTGGTTTACACAGTTCCAAGCAGCACTTTGGCTGTTGTAAACATAAACGTTGCAAGTATTTCAGGGTCTACTCAAACTATTGATTTGGCTATTCCTAATGAAACCGACGGGACTTTTGATTCTTTAGATTTAATCGAGGATGACACTTCATTAACAACTAAGCAAGTTCTTGAAAGAACTAACATAGTTTTAGAAGCAGGTCGTTCTGTTGTCTTAACATCAAGCGATGGCACTGGTGTTGCAATTAATGTTTATGGCGTTGAAGAAAGTACAAGCTAAAAATGGGCAGATTTATAACTGAAGCTGGCGCTAGTATTGTTTCTAGCGTGCAAGAAGTAAGTAAAACAATTGGTGAAAGTGCTACTTTGAATAGCACAATTTCTGCAGTTGATTTAGCCAAAACAGTTTTAGTTAGCGGCTCTTTTCAAAATCCTTTTAGCGTTCAAATGAATGCAGGGGTTCGTCAGCGTAGTTATGGCTGGAGTTACGGTTGTCAAAGTGATTTAACTTCTACTACTAATGTTCAGTTTCATACTGAAGCCCAAACCGATACAAATGAAGGACAGAGAGACGGAACTATTACTTTGTATGTTTTGGAGTATGTATAATGGGTAGGTTTTTATTTCCTCAAGCAGCAAGTTCGCCGGTCAAAAGTGTGCAGGAAGTTTCAAAAACAATTTCTTATAATCAAACTTTGACCTCCACTATTTCTGCTGTTGATTTATCTAAAACTGTTTTAACTGCCGGAAGTTTTCAAAATCCTTTAATTCAAACCGCAAATGCAGGAGTTCGTCAAAGGGCTGCTGGTAACTCAATAGGTATTGAGAGTGATTTAACTGCGACGACAACTGTAGAGTTTAAAACCCAGGATGATTTTAATACTTTGCAAGCATCAAGAAGTGGCACGGTCACTTTGTTTGTATTGGAATATAACTAAAAAGGAGGGATTATGGCACAGCGTTTTTTTATGGAATTGACACCTGGAAATATTGCAGAGGGTTATGTAGTTCCAAAAGATGACCTAATTGAAATTTTACCAAATGGAACGGAGCGACGTTTTTCGACCAGCGATGACCATGTTGAAGTTGATCAAAAAAGCACGGCGGTTGCTTGTAGAAATACAAAATTTGACCCGTCTGCTGAGGCTGGTTCAGTTAAAACTGCGGCAAGTTTTACGCAACTGTCAAGCACCGACCATCGTTGGGATCGTGAAACTGGAAACGAGCAGGAGTTTGTTCTAACTGAAGATTCAAACGGTGTTGTTACAAATAGTCAATGGCAGGATATTTAATAATTAACTAGACTCTTGTTATGAAAATTTTTAAAGTAAGGGAGGACATTCCAAGTCCTTTACCTTATAAACAAGTTTTGCCTGATGCGTTTAAAAACTACCCGCCAAAAAAAGAAATAATCGATCATTCAGATTTGGTAGTTCCAAGTGTTCCAACTGGCGACCACGACACTATTTGCAGGAGTTGTCAATCCGGTGTTGAGTGTGAGCTTGTAAAAAAAGAAATAGATTATTTTGATAATCAACAAAATTTAAGAAATGTTAAAACTATTAAGTATTGTCCTGCTGTTGAGGATATTCATAAAACTGGCTACGTTTTGCCTGCTTGGGATGACATAACTATTCACACTCGTAAAATGCAAGGCAAGCAGCGATTGTTTGCTTTTGACTCAAAAGGTGACGGTGTTGCAACTTTAATATTTGAGCAAATGGACACCGAGGGTATGATTGGTAAGTTGTTAAATCCTTACCCGGCTAGATTTCATTTTCCTTATCGTGTTGTTACTGAGCCTGGTTACCTTACTCAGATTCTAAATCCTGATTGGCTCGGGATGAACAATAAATATACTTTTGCTACTGGCATACTCGACACCAGTGTTTGGTCTTTAATGAATTTGCATGCTTTTTTTAATTTGGAGCAAGATGAAACTTTATTTTTAGAAAAAGGCACGCCTTTAATTTTGTTGCAGGAAGTTCATCATTCTATCTTTCAAAGTAAGTATGAAGTTGTTGAGCATGAAAATATTGATTATGAATTGCTTGAAAAATTTGATTATAACGAGCATTTGCAAGATATAAATAAAACTAATTACAGGGCAATGCAACGCAACGGTTTAAAAGAAAAGCCTTAGGCCATAAAAATTTTGTTTTTTTTGTTTTAGAATAATTGTATGTTTCTTGAAGTAAAAAGGACCCAATTCGGCGATGAGGCCACTAATGGTGAGCTTTGGATTGACGGAGTTTGGGAATGCTACACGCTTGAGGATGAAGTCCGGGACGGGCCTAAAGTTTATGGTGAGACAGCTATTCCTGTTGGCGAGTATGAAATCATATTAAGAACCGTTGGCGGTTTTCATAATAAAACTGAGAAGTATTACGACGATAAGGAGGGCTTTGGTGTTGGCTGGCATCAAGGTATGCTTTGGCTGCAATCGGTGCCTGGGTTCCAATTTATATTAATTCATCCCGGGAATGACCAATTTGACACCCTGGGGTGTCTGCTCGTCGGCCAAACTCAGGCGGACCTTGAAAAAAACGAGGACGGTTTTATCGGCAGGTCCAGGGCTGCTTATGAGGCTTTGTATCCAAAAGTCCGGGACGCTTTGCTTGATGGCGAAAAAGTCACAATCAAGTACACCAATCTAGGCCAAGTGATCCCTGAAGTTCCAAGTGATAAAATTAAAAAAAAGGAGCATCTTTTGTCTAAAGGTGATAATGGTTTAAATGTTTTGTTTTTGCAGGAGTTACTGCTTAAATGGGACGCTGGTTGCCTTCCTAAGTTTGGAGCTGATTCTGACTTTGGTGGCGAAACCGAGGAAGCTATAAAGGCTTTTCAAAGCGACAACAAATTAAACCCGTCTGGCTCAATCGACTTTATGACAGCTGTTGCTCTATCAAAACACGCTTAGGAGTAAAAATGGATTTTAAAGATTGGGCCATAAAAGTCGGCATAAGAACATTAAGGACTTTTATCCAGGCTTTTCTAGGTATTCTAACCGCATCAGGCACCGGGATGGTTGAGATGGATGTCTTAACTAACGCACTTGTTGCTGGAGCTGTCGCTGCTGTGACCGCGTTACAGAATGGCCTTGAAGAGTGGACACCTAAAAATAAAGGCTAATTTTAAATTAACCTAATAAAAAAATTTAATAGTTTTGTTCGTATTGGTCTTGTGGTTTTTCTTGTAGTTCCTATCCCGGTATTTGCAGACCATGTACCAACTCAGCCGCCTTATGACCAATCTTTGGCTTTGGATACTTCAACTGGCGATTTAACTGTTGGCATTTATTCGTCAGATGGTTTTGAGGACTCGCCGCCTGAAAAATATACTATATTTTTTACGATCTCTGATTCTGCGATTGACACTTCCACTTCCTTTTGCATTTCTACTTCTTTTGGTCATGGGACCAATTTGTCTTGGCAGTATCATGTTTTTTCACTTGAGGATTTGCAGGCTTACTTTCAAATTCCTAATGGCACATTTAGAACTAAAATTCGAGCCGATAACGACACGGATAATTCTTTTAGCACTCTAACTGATGAGATGACTATTGTAATTCCTGACCAGCTACCTTTTGTAAATTTAGCCAATTGGTCCGCACCGTCTAGTTCTTGTGTTGACACTTCAACGACTACCACTTCATCGTCAACAACTTTAGACCCGCTTGAAACTGAAAGAAATACTAATTTTAGCGAGACTGGTATCTTGGAAACTAACCAGGAGCGTTCCGACCGTGAGGCCGAGGAGGCTGAAGCTGAACGTAAAGCTCAAGAAAAAGCCGATCGTGAAGCTCAAGAAGAGGCCGAACGTATAGCTGCTGAAAAAGCTGAAGCGGAGCGTATTGAAGCTGAAATAAATAATAATTTTAATGAGACTGGTTTTTATGAAACCGATAATGAACGTGCAAGTCGTGAGGAAGCTGAATATCTTGCTGAACTTGACGCAAACTTTGAGGAGACTGGTTTTTATGAAACCGATGATGAACGTGCGGAACGTGAGGAGATCGAGTATCAAATTTATTTAGAAGAGCTTGAGGCTGCTGAGGAGGCTGAAATTTTAGCCGAACTTGAGGATTCGATTGATTTGGAGGACCTTGGCCTTGTTGTTGTTGAATGTTTTGAGGATGATGAGGAGTGCGAAAATTTAAGCGATGATGAAATTGCTAAGGCTGAGGCTGACTTAAAAGAATTTATTGATGCAATCCAAAAAATTGAGGAAGAGACCGACTTTGACGACTTTGATGTTGAGGAGGAAGTCCTGGAGCTTAGTGATTTAGAAATTCCTGATGACCTTGTTGTAATTATTTTTGAGCCTGAGGAAGAGGAGGAAACTGAAAAAGTTTTAATAATTGAGGACTTCGCTGATGAAGTAATTGAAGTTGTTGAGGTTGACCTTAATAATGAAGTCTTTGATGATGTATCTGATGAGGTTGCTGAAACTGTAATTGAAATAATTGATTCAATTGAAATTGTTGAGGATCAAATTCCAGAAATTCCGGAGGAAATAATCGAGGACCTCACTGCGGAGGAGGTTGAGGAGGTTGTTGAGGTTTATGTTGAAACTTTGACGGAAACTGAAAAGGTTGAAATAATCGAGGATGTTGTTGATGCTGGTGTTGAGGAACTTTCCGAGGAGCAGGTTGTTGTTGTTCAAGAGGTTGTTGAGTCTGCTATTGATGATGTTAAGGAATTGACCGAGGAGCAAGTCGAGACGGTTGCTGAGGTTTTGGGTCTTGAGGAGTCTGATGATGTTGCTGTAATTGCTGAAGCTGTAAAAACTGACGATGCTGTTGCGGAGGCCGTTGACACTTTTGTTGAGCGTGCTGTTGAAAATAAAGAGGTTGAGGATTACAACTTGTCTGATGTTGTTGTCGAGGTACAAATTGAGGAGTTTCTTGAAAATCCAGGAGTAATTTTCCAGGTGGATTTTGAAGAGATTAGCTTTGCTGGTTTAGGCGATGACCTTACTAATCAACAAAAAGAAAAGGCACAGGAGGTTGTCGTTCCAGTGATTATTGCTAGTCAGATTATATCGGCTAGTGTTGTGCCTTATAGGAGGATAAAATGAAAAAAATAATAGAGCTGTTTAAAAAAATTAAAATCAAAAAAATTAGTTTTCCTAAGATTAATTTTAAAATATTTGGTTTTTCTAAAATTTATAAATGGATCAAAAGCATTTTACAAGAGACGCTCGCTCAAACTTTTACTTTGCTTGGTTTTTTCATCGCTTGGTTAACTTTGACCGGAACCGCAAAGGATATAGTTGGTATTGCTATACTTATATCACTTGGTCTTTGGTTGTTAACCATCGGCTTTAGAAAATAAACCTAGGAGGTTTTTGGTAGCTGTATTGTTTGCTTGCACTTTGATTATGCCAGCAACTGCTCAAGATGTAGCTGAATATCAGCATTGTCTTGCTCATAGTGAAGTTTGGAGTCTTGGAGCTCAATGGTCTGACCTTGTTGAGGACCACTTCTTGCCGGAGGACCATTTAACTGCGTATAAAATTATTGGCTGTGAAAGCTCAGGGATCCCGTCTGCTAAAAATCCCACTTCATCTGCGTCCGGCTTGTGGCAGTTCATAGATAAAACCTGGACCTGGGTTTCATCAAAATTAAAAATTAGCGGCTCTGCTATGGATCCGCACACTTCTACGCACTTTGCTGCGTTCTTAAAATATAAAACACCGCAAGGTTGGGACCATTGGTCTGAGTCTGCTGCGTGTTGGAAAGGTAATTAT